GCGAATAAGCGTGACACTCAGAAGATGGTGATGGTCACGGATTATCTGGAGCGTCCGTGCAAAGAGTACCCGGAAGGGCGCAGGCTGTGCGTTGCGAACGGGAAGCTGATCGCCCCGCCGGAGAAGTATCCGCTGATTGACCCGAAGGGTGAAGCTGTGGACGCCCCGGTTCTGCACAAAATTTCTTATATTCTTGACCCGGATAGTGACCGGGATATTGGTCTGGTTGCTTCTCTGCTGGATTCTCAGCGAACCATTAATGACTGCACGAATAAGCAGCTTGAATGGAAGAATCTTGCCCTGATGCCGCAGGTTTTCGCCCCGATGGGCGCGTTCCCGAAGCGTCAGCGCCTTACCGATCAGCCGGGCGCAGTGTTTGTGTATAACCCGGTTTCTGGTCTGAAGCCGGAGTGGCGTCCTACCCCGCCGATCCCTGCGGAGCTTTCGACGCTGAAGCAGGAAGCGCTCATGGATATGAACCGCATGGCGGCGCAGAATGACACGCCTGTGGATGCTTCTGGCCGTGCGCTTCAGGTGCTCATTGAACGTGATGCCGCTGCGCGCTCCGCATTCTTGGGACGCCTCGCGGAATTCCACAGTCAGGTTATGCGCCACTGCCTGATGCTGGTGGCCCGTCATTACACTGAGCCTCGCCTAATTAAAATTAATGGCAGGTTTGGTCCGGAGAGTATCGAAGATTTTGTTGGTGCGGATCTTCGTTCGCAGGTGGATGTGACGGTGTTTCCGGAAAGCATTGAGCCGCGTACCCGGCAGGCGCTGGAGCAGCGGGTGCTTGCGTACGCTGATCGTCAGTGGATTAGCCCGGAGAAGGCTATGGCCGCGATTGAACAGGGAACCGCTGCGGATGTGGTGGATTCTTACGAGCTTGACGTTGCCCGCGCGCATCGCGTGATCCAGAAAATTATGGCTGGCCCTGAAGCTTTCTTAGGTGAGCCGCTTCAGGTTGGTCCGGACGGCACGGAGACTCCTTCGTGGATGCCGCGTCCGGGTATTGACAATCTCGCTGTTCACCGCAGTATTTTCCAAGATTTCGCTAAGACTCAGGAATTTGAGCTTTCGGATGAGGCTGTGCGTGAAGCTGTCCTTCTTTACCTTCAGGGTCTGGATTGGATGGAGGAACAGGAGCAGATGAAGGCCGCGCAGCAGCAGAGCATGATGGCGCAGCAGCTTGGGATGGCGAATGCCGCTCGCCCGGCTGGCCCGACGCCTATGCCGGATATGCCTACGCCGGACGCGCCTGCTCAGTAAATTCTTTAAGCCGATTTCGGCTGGGGGTCCGCGCCGCGCGGCAAGAGCCTATGTGGCCCGTGACAGATAGCCCCCGACACGAACTAAAGCCCGGATAATTCGTGTCTTTTAAAACTTCCCCCTTCGGGGGGTTGGGAAATAGGCGACCAAGCCAAAAGGGCAGTCGTCGTTATTAAGGAGTAGTAGATGGATTCCGAACAGCCCGTAGAGGCCCAGTCGGACGAAAATATCGCATCCCCTGACACTGGCGTTGGGACAAGCGATTCGTCGTTCACTTCCGCTGATGATTTGCCGCCGGAGCTTGAAGCCCGGTACAAGTCTATGCAGGCGGATTATACGCGCAAAACTCAGGAGCTTGCCGAGCTTCGTAAGGAAGCAGAGGCAGCGCAGGAGTTTGTGAGTGCGCTTCAGGACGACTATACGCGCGAACAAGCGCTTCGCCAGCTTGCCGAGTTTGTCGGTGAGGATACTTACCTCACCGCTGCCGGTTTTGAGGCCGACGCAGAGGACAACTTTGGCGAGGATAATTTCTCTGAAGAGGATGATTTCTCGTTCAATGATCCGCGTGTTGACCAGCTTACTGCCGAATGGGAAAGCTACAAGCAGTCCCAGCAGGAGAGAGAAATTCTACAGGAGATCGAAACTTTCACTGAAAGTGAAATGGATCGTCTGGGAATTCAGGATGAGACAGAGCAACAGGCGGTCCTTAGTATCGCCGCGACTCTGGATCTTACCCCCGATGGCCTTCCGCAGATTTCTGCCGCTCACGAAATGCTTAATGAGCTTTTCGGGAAGAGGCAGAAGGATTGGATTGGTTCTAAGAAGGCTCCACGGCAGCCGCTTCAAGGGTCCGCAGCCGATGAGAAGTTCGACTTCAGTAATGAAGATGAGCGTCGTCGTCGGATGGCAGCCCTGATCGAAGCCAACGATAGTGAGTAAATTCCATAGTTCTCAGAAAGGACTGTAATCTAACATGGCAGCTACTGTCAGTACGATTCAGGCCGCGCTGAAGGAAACGTGGACCGAAGAGCGAATCGCAGAGCAGCTTTATCAGGATAACCCTATCCTTGATCGCGCGAAGAAGCTCAAGAACACCCAGATGGGCGAGTATGCCCTGACTCCCATTCACGTGGGACGCAACTGGGGATGGTCTGCTACTTCTGCCAGCCCGACCTCACTTAACGACGCTGGCGAGCAGGCATATGCTCAGGCCCAGTGGTCGTACACCAACCAACACCAGCAGATCCGCATTCAGGGTTCGGCTATTGACCAGACGCGCGGTGACGCGCTGGCGGTCGCGTCGGTCGTGGATGAGGAAGTGTCTGGTGCTGTGAACGATCTAAACCGCAACCTGTCCCGGCAGATTTTCGGTGACGGTTCCGGCCAGATCGCTCAGTGTGGCACTACCTCTAGCTCCACCACTGTGCAGCTTAACACGACCAGTGGCTACAACGCCATTGAGCGCGGTTGGCTGGACGTTGGGGCCGTGGTTGATATCGGTACTTCTGCCGACCCGGTGGCTGTTGCCACTGGCCGCAGCATTACCGCTGTTGACCTCGCTAACAGCACGATCACCATTTCTGGTGCGGCTGTCACTACTTCTTCGTCGCATTACGTGACGCTGAAGGGTGCCCGTAGTGGTTCGACCTCCTACGAGATGAACGGACTCCACAACATTGTCAGCACCACGGCGGTGCTTGGTGGGATTGATCCTGCCACGCAGTCGCAGTGGAAGGCTGCCGGTGTGGATTCCACCTCGCAGGCTCTCACTCTGTCTCTGCTTTATCAGCAGAATCAGAAGATTGCCCAGAAGACGGGCAAGGCCGCGGATTTCGTGGTCACTGGTCTGAAGCAGCAGCGTGTCGCGTACACTCTGGCTCAGGCTCAGGTCCGGTTCGCTAACGACGCTCCGCTGACGGTTGGTTCCGTTGACGGCGTTGATATCAACGGCGTCAAGCTGTACGCTGTTCCGGACTGCAAGAATGAGGATGTTTTCTTCCTCACCATTGGGGATGTTCTCTCTGTCTCGGCAGGAGATCCCTATTGGCAGTCTCGCGTAACCGGCGGACAGACGCTGGAGTGGGTACAGGGTACCGACTCCTACGCTGGGAAGCTGTCCGTTAGGCTCCAGCTTGGATGCCGTAGGCGTAACAGCCACGCCAAGCTGTCGGGTCTGACCTAGCAGTTATGATTCTAGCCCCGTGCCAAACGGCACGGGGCTAGTTTCTATTCTTGGGAGAAATTGTGTCGGGAATTATTTTGCCGGAGCGTGTTAGGCTCCAACTAGACTTTGAAAAGCAGCTTGAAACTTTGAATAAGCGGCATGATTGGCTGCGCCATTTTGACGCGGAGCTTCAGCGCCTTGACCCGTATTTGTCTTTGGTGAAGGCTTCTGAGAGTGCCGATCAGGCCGGTCTGATCCCGGGATTTTGGCATGTGCAGCGGAAAAATCCGGAGACTATGCCTACGTATATTCCGCTTACGGATGATAAGGGTGGGTTTGCGGAGCCGCAGTCGCATCATCTTGAAATGCTGCGTAGAGCTGATTTGCAGCGTCCCGGCGCGTTTGAAGAGTTCAAGCGTCGTCAGGATGAGCGTGTGAGGGAAATGGAGCGCCGTAAGGCGGATCAGGCGGAGCAGCGTAGAACTGAAATGGCAGAGCGCATTTCCCATCTGGAAGTTCCGAAGGTCAGCATGAGTGACGGGTGGACAAATAGCGTTCGTGGAAAGAAAGCGCGTAAGTGACTTTTCAACAACTTCTCACTGAATTTTATGCACGAGGGTTTGATTACCTGAATGACAGCGGCGCGGGGGAAACCCGCGCAAAGCAGTGGATCAACCAGTCGTATCAGGAAATTTGTGGGCTGGATGATTGGCCGTTTCTGGAGGCGACTGCCTCTGGTGCTTCTCCGTTGACCATCGCAGACCTTCGCACGGTCCTGTCGCTTACGGACACTACGACGGACACGAATCTTGGCTTTATTGACCGGCGTACTCTTAATGAGGCGTACCCGGACCAGTCTCAGGCAGGGAATGCGCTTTATGCGTACATTACGAGCGGCACGACGATTAATACTTACCCCGGGAATACCGACGCGCTTTCGGTGAACTACATTAAGGTGCCTGCCGATCTTGTGAGCGGTACGGATACGCCGTTGATTCCCGCTCGTTATCGCTACGCGATTGTGGATTTTGCTTGCGGTCGCGCCTACATAGATTCGGACAACCCGGAAATGGCGCAGGTTGTGCGCGCGGATGGTGACACGCTCATCGGAGCCATGCGCGAGCATTATCTTTATCAGCAGCATCAGGATCCAGATTCGATTGTTGCGTACGGCTATAGCCACGATTGGGCGTCACTGTAATGGCGTACGGGAGCATTCCTGTTACGGGGTTTAGTGGTGGTATTAATCTCCGCGATCAGCCGGATGAGCTTGAACCCGGTCAGGCGTACGATCTTCTTAATGTGACGTTTACGGAGCGTGGCGCGGTGAAGTCTCGCCCCGGCTACGATATTTTCAATGTTTCCACGGCTTTGAACGGCGCAATCACCGCTGGCGCTTCTACTATTACAGTTACTTCGACTGCTTCTTTTGAGTCTGCGGGATCGCTTCAGATTGGCTCTTCAGTAGTTACTTACACCGGGAAAACGGCTACTACTTTTACCGGCTGCACGGGTGCTCCCGCCGCCGCTAACGCCACTCTCGCGTACGCCCTCGCTGCTTATCGTGCGGATAACATGGCTTCGTACACTGATGGGTCGGCGTGGCAGATGGCCGTGTCTATGACGGACGGCACGAACCGCAGGATTGAAGTTCGTAATTCTGCCGGGGCAGTTGTTGGAACCCCGTTGACTGCCGGGATTAGCGCTTCCCCGAATTTTTTCACTAGGTTTGGTGGCGGTACGGCATCGGGGAACACGAGGGCGGTCCCGACGCTTTGGGCGTCAAACGGCACAGACCAGCTTCGCGTGTGGAATAACACAGGCGCGACCCCATCGTGGAGTACCCCCACGTGGTCTATCACGAATAGCGCCCCGAACCCTACGGGAATGTTTACTGCGGTTACGCCGTGGGACAACCGCCTTGTTAATGCTCGTTACGCCCCGTCTGTGAACCCTAATCAGGGCGGTCAAAACAAAAACACCGTGCGGTTTTCCAGCGCGACAAACCCGCTGGCTTGGGATGGCTACGAGTACGTGGATCTCACGCCCGGCGATGGTGAAGATATTATGGGCATGGTCACGTGGGGGCCGTATGTTTTTGTGTTTAAAAGAACACGCTTTTTTGTCTTTTACGGCACAACGATTGGTGGCAACAGTCTTGGCGTTCCAGACTTCCAATTCCGCACAATTGATGCAGGAGTTGGCCTAGCCGCCCCGCAGTCTCTCTGCGTTGCCCCGGACGGCGTTTATTTTCTTTCCGAAAAAGGCATCTACCGCACAGACGGCGGACCCCCGCAGCTTGTTTCCAGCCTGCTAGATCCGCTCTTCACTGGCGATCTCCCGCTTCTTTACGGCGGTAACGCTATTAATTACGCGGCTATCAGCAAAGCGCGCATGACCTTTTACCGGCAACAAATTTTTGTTGCTGTGCCTACCGGGAGTTCTTCAGACAATAATACGCTTTTAGTATTTGACCCCCGGTTTGGCTGGTGGAGCATTTGGGATATCCCTTGTTCTGCTTTGTCGCCCATTCAGCTTTCGACTATTGGCGGGTCACTGGTGTTTGCAAGGGCTACTGGGAATCAAATTTTTGGGAGGTTGTCGGCTTCCGTCACTACGGATGCTGGCGCTGCGATTACTTCTCGCGTGAAGTATGGGTTTCTTGACTACGGCTCTACGGTTGACAAAACCATTCGTGAGTCTCAGGTTTGGGGGCTTGGGAAATTCCGTTACGCTATTGCTCGTAACCTTGAAGGAGCTAGAAACGCAGCGACCGTGGATCTGGGGAGGGGAACAGATGTTTGGGCTGACGGTTCTACTGCAACAGATACTTGGGGTCCGGACGCTAATTACCCGAATGATGTGTGGGGCGCTGGGCAGGCGTCAAACTTTGCTTTGACTAGAAATGCCGTTCGGGGCATTAATTTTAGTATTGAGCTTTTTTCCAGCGCTGATACTACGCCGGGCGCATGGACCGTTAATCGTATTGTTCACAGAGTTCGGGAATCGCGGGTACCGAGCGTAACAAAACTGGATAAATAATGGCACTTGTTTCTCTTCCTTTCACGCTGACCGCCGGGCAGCCAGAAAATGTTAATAACCTTAACTCTAACCTGACCGCTTTGGTTACTGGCGTAAATAATATTGACGCCGCTAACATTACGGACGGGTCCGTTGGCCTTGCCGAACTTAGCACCGCCGTAACGGATCTTCTGGTTCCCGTGGGGTCTTTGCTGGATTATGGCGGCTCTAGCGATCCGGTCGCTGGTAAATGGGTGCTTGCGGACGGACGTTCTCTTAGCCGCTCTACGTACGCCACGCTCTTTACGGCTCTGGGGGGTGCGTCTAGCCCTTACGGGCTGCCGGACGGCTCTACTTTTAATATTCCGGATCTTCGCGGGCGTGTCGCGGTTGGCCCTGACAACATGGGGACGGCGCAGGGCGATGCTGCTCGCCTGCCGGATAATGATGCGCGAGGGAATGTTGCCGGTGCGGCGAGCACTACGTTGACGAGCGCGCAGATCCCGGCTCACAGTCACACGATCACGAATTTTTCGGTGAGCGGCACTACCTCTACGAACGGCGACCATTATCACGGCGTAACGAACATATGGCAACTAGGCGCTTCCGGTGCTGGTGCGGATTATATTGCCTCTTCTATTTTTCCATACGCAGGTAACGGGCAGTTCACTAGCACTAATGGAGCGCATAACCACACCGTAACCAGCACAGGTTCCGGCGCGACCGACAACACGGGTAGCGGTTCATCGCACGATAACCGGCAGCCGTATCAGGTAATCAACAAGATTATTCGCATCGCGTAATGCAGTCTAACCTCCCAGCGCCCACGGTGATCGGGCCGGGGGGGCTAAACCCTGATGGCGTTCAAGCAAACTTTGAGGCGCTAGCGCGCCTTACGTCTAACGTTACAAACACCGGGGTTTTGGCGCTGCCTTCGGGACTAATTTTCCCTTATGGTGGTTCTAGGGCACCCGATGGTTATTTGTTTTGTCAGGGCCAGTCTCTTAGCACAGCCCAGTACCAAAATTTGTTTGACGCTATTGGTTACAGCTACGGCGGCTCTTGTGCATCTTTCAACCTGCCTGATCTTCAAGGGCGCGTGCCGGTCGGGCTGGGCACTAATGCGGACGTAAACGCTTTGACCGACAACGATGGGATTGCCACGGTTGCAAACCGTACTCCGCGGCATACTCACGTAGTCCCGAAGCATAAGCACAGCGTATCGGTGAGC